ATGGAATTGAGCCACCACGTTCGTATGTGAGTATAAAAGGCAGCAAACACGGACAACTAAAACAAGTAGTACCTGAATACAAACGATTAAAAAACAAGTACGAATTACTCTGGGACCAAATCAGTCCAGAAGGATACCTCAAACTTTGTGCTGTGTTACAAAAATACATCGACCAAGGTGTTAGCGTAAATACTTCCTACAATCCACAATACTACGACGACGAGAAGATTCCTATGAGTGAAATGCTACAACACTTGCTATTGTGTTATAAGTATGGTTTAAAACAGTTGTATTATTTCAATACTTTTGATGGCCAAGGCGAAATTAATGTTGATAAGTTAATGGAAAGCAAATCTATAGAGGCCGAATTGGTAGATCAAGACAATTGCGATAGTTGTGTAATCTAAAATGAATATAAGAACATATCTAAATTTGTTTGAGGATGTTGGTATTAGTGAAGAATGGTTTACCAATGGATCATTTAAAACATACAAACAGCCGAATCCTGAACGCTATGAAATAGCAGAGGAAGATGGAGTTATTCAAACGCTGGAAGGTCCTGTAAATTATAAACGAGGGTTTTATATTCTAACAGGGCCAAAAGGTGAACGGTATCCTATTCCGCCAGAGAAGTTTCGTGAGTTGAAAGACGACGCAGGTAATGGCATTTGTTATCCTAAAAAAATTATCAAAATTGCCAAACTTGCCGATCACGATGGTAGTGTTGCTACCAGCTGGGGCGAAACACTAAACTACCGAGCAGGTGAAGATTATATAGTGAGACACGGTCCCGGAGACTATGGCGTAGTAAAACAAGATATATTTGCAAAAACATATGTACAGGAAAAGTAATGAGCGTATTTAATATTAACAACAAGAACAAACACACAGAATCGTTGGCATTCTTGGATGCATCCGGTGCACAACCTATTCAACGATACGATACACTAAAGTATAGACAGTTTGACAAACTCACCGACAAGCAGTTGGGCTTCTTTTGGAGACCAGAAGAAGTTGATGTACTTCGAGACAGCAAAGATTTCAAAGAACTTACCGAACATGAACAACATATTTTTACAAGCAATCTTAAGCGACAAATCCTTCTTGATAGTGTTCAAGGCCGTAGTCCTAACCTTGCTTTCCTTCCCATTGCTACTATTCCTGAGTTGGAAACTTGGATTCAAACTTGGGCATTTAATGAGACTATTCATAGCCGCAGTTACACTCACATTATTAGGAATGTTTACAGTGATCCTAGTGTTGTTTTTGATGAGCTAACCGACATTGAAGAAATAGTAAATTGTGCCAAAGATATCAGTCGGTATTATGACGAGCTAATAGAAACAGTACAATATTACAATCTATTAGGAGTAGGCAAGCACACAGTCAATAACAAGGAAATTGTTATAGATAGACATGATCTAAAAAAGAAGTTATGGTTATGTTTGAACAGTGTTAATGCATTAGAAGGCATTCGATTCTATGTTTCATTTGCCTGTTCGTGGGCATTTGCAGAATTGAAAAAGATGGAAGGCAATGCCAAAATTATCAAACTAATCGCACGAGACGAAAACGTTCATTTAGGGTCCACGCAAACCCTACTAAAATTGCTACCTCAGGATGATCCTGATTATGCTTCTATAAAAGAAGAAACTCGTACCGAATGTGAAGCAATGTTTTTGGCAGCAGCAGCACAAGAAAAAGCCTGGGCACATTATTTGTTCAAAGATGGCAGCATGATTGGTTTAAATGAACAATTGTTAAGTCAATATGTTGATTGGCTAACCTGCAAGCGTATGACCGCAGTTGGTCTAAATTGCGGTATGAAACCAGGATCGAATCCATTGCCGTGGACAGCCAAATGGATCGCCGGCTCTGAAGTTCAAGTGGCACCGCAAGAAACAGAAATTTCAAGTTATGTGATTGGTGGTACCAAACAAGATGTAGACAACAACACGTTTAAGGGTTTTAGTCTTTGACAGCTCGAGCAGTATTTGTTGGCGGATACAGAATGGGACATGCTATCATGTCCTTTCAATTTGATCATTTTCTCGAAGGCATTGATCGTACCTATATAGTTACAAATATTGCAGAAAAGCACTATCAAGCGGCATTGAGTAAGTATGGTCTTGATCCAAATAGGTTTCAATATGTCAATGATCAAGAACTTATTGATCGGTATCCTCAAATTTTAAATTGGGATCAACCTGGAGATTATAGAGGTACATGGCTAAGACAACAGGCACTCAAAATTGCAAGTCTTGACTATTTTAATTTTGAAACTATCCTTATACAAGATCCTGATACATTTGCTATACGACCCTATCGGTGTTTTGATGGTTTAGTACCAAACTTTTTTATCTTACCGCGCATAACTCAAAGTAGTGGATACTATTGGGCAATAGATAAAGGTTTAGGTATTAAAAGACAGACTAAAGACTGTTTTGTAAGTGAATTTATGCCTTTTTTAAAAGAAGATTGGCATACAATGCGAACCCTATTAGAAACCAAACATCATAAACATTTTTTAGATGGTATCATTGACAATTGTCAAAGAGAAAGCGGCACTAATTTAATTTGGTTTAGTGAGTACGAGTATCTTGCTAATTATGCCATGACAAAAAGACCAATCAACACAACCATACAAAAACGTTTTGAAATTAAAAAATTATCTGATATCGAAAAAATAAACTCGCACGATTTTAACTGTTATGTAGATGCTTGTCCTAACTTGAATGATAGTATATTATATGAATTTACAACAGATACAGTAGTTGACTTTGACAAGATATACCACGACATTGCGTCAAGGATATGAAACAGTTTAAATATAAGATATTTACTTTCTTACCTCCTCGTGGTGCTATTGATGTTATTCCAGACTGGCAGGGAGAAGATTATCCGCAATTTCAAACCACAGATAATTTACAAGAATGTTTGGACCAACCATATCGTGTGGCCGCTGTCCCGGCTATGTTTAATCAACCTGGTGGTTATGCTTACAACAAAGAATTATGTGACATAGATTGGTCAAAGTTTGATCTTGTAATTTTATCAGATATTGAATACACTGATAATGATCTAATATTAAATTACTGTATCAAACGAAGCGGTATAAAAAATTATTTGATAGCACTTGGCGGTATCAAAGACGATGTTGTAGATAGCAATTTTATTTACAGACCATGGTGGATGTTTCAACATATGCGGCTAAATCAATATCAAGAGGTAGGACACGAAAATAAATTGTACAAATTTGATGCCTTACTTGGTGCAAGAAAAGCACACAGATCTTATGTAATGGCAAGATTCCAAAACAACAAAGACCTTTTGGATAATTCTATAGTAACCTATAGGGATATATTTCATAGTCCAGGAGACAATTGGGTATCAGATTTAGATCCTGGCATAAACAATTCAGTCATCAAAGAAGCAAACAAAATAACAAGCAACAATATATTGTGGCCATATGTGTCACCTAACATGAATCCAGACTGGGAAGTAGCAAAACAATTGTACAGAGAAATAAGTGAAATAACACCATGGAATATTTATAAACATACGTGGTACAGTGTGTGTTGTGAAACATTATATTCTAACCCTACCCCAACTGCTAAAGATAGACCTGGTCCTCATTTTATTACCGAAAAGACAACAAAACTACTTTTAGCCAAACGTTTGTTTATAATGTTTGGTCCTATGCACACCTTAAAATTTTTACACAAACTTGGGTTCAGAACTTTTGATTCAATCATAGATGAAAGTTACGATAACTGTGACAATGTTGTTGAAAGATTTAAACGAGCATTTGATCAACTTGAATATCTTGCTACATTGTCTCCGATTGAAGTATTAGAATTAACAAAAGATATACGAGAACATAATCATAATCATCTGTACACATATAGAAAAAGCATCAAGAATCAAATGCACCAAATGATACTTGATAAAATACCCGAGCAACATAAATTTGCTTAAATACAAAACATTCACTATAATAAAAAACTATGCTTACAATATATTCTAAAAACAATTGTCCATTTTGTGACAGAGCAAAACAATTACTTGAAAGTAAAAATGTGCCTTTTAACGAAATTAACATCGAGAAAGATCCAGAATCGAGGCAGATGCTGTTAGATAAAGGTCTAAAAAGTGTACCGCAAGTATTTTATGGCTATGAATTGATTCCAGGTGGATTCAATGGATTAGCAAAACAATCAAAAGAATTTTTTGAAAAGGTTAAAAATTAATGTTAGTAACAAAAGGTTATCAAGAAGGCGATATTGTCAGTTTCAAAATAATTACAGGTGACGAAATCGTTGCTCGAATTGTAGATGCCGGCCCTTTAGGTTTCGAAGTTTCTAAACCATGCACAGTCATGCCCAGTTCGCAGGGTATGGGACTTATCCAAAGTTTGTTTACAGCCGATGCAGACGTTAACGTAGTATTACAAAAAGAACACGTAATTATGCATGCGCCTGCAATTGACGCTATGCAAAAACACTATATAAAAACTACCACAGGCATAGAACCCGTTACCAGAGGAAGTATAGTGATATGACGCACAAATTTGTAATTATGGTAAATGGTCAATTAAACACTTATCATAATTACGAAGACATTCCCGACGACTTTGATCATGTGATTGAATTTCGTCCTGAAATTACTACTGGTCCGCATACAGAGGACGAGCATGAAGAAATTGCTATGTGGAATGAAAAATTGCAAATGTTGATACGAAAGGAAACTGAAAAGCTTGGCAACAATTAGCCCAACAGTATTGCCTGCTGTGGATTTTAACCAAACCTTTAGTACAACTATCAACATAGGTACAAGTTTTGGCGAAACAATTTCATCAGTTACTGCAACACTGGTGGGATTGCCGGCAGAGCCCAATATTAACATTGCTATAAACGCAAACGTAGTTACCATAAGCGGCAAGTACACCGCCACTTTCACTGATGTGTTTTCATATTTGGAACCTGGTGCTACTGGATTAGGACTTACGCCAACCGTGGTTACTGGATTAGCAAATATGCCTGCTGACAAAAATTTATTTAAATTGGACCAAGATACTCGTCAGTCTGAAACAAGAACATATAACGTTGTAGTGACCGGATCTGCTGGATCCAACAATGTACCAGTAACACAACAAGTGTTAAATACATTAGAAACCATGAGATTGTTTATGGATACATACAATTATAAAGCGAGTTAAACTATGCCGGCAGTGACACGAATTGGAGACGCAGATGTAACCCATTGTTCCGACATGGTGAGAGCACAAGGGTCGTCTGATGTATTTGTTAATAACATACCTGTGAGCAGACAAGGAGATGTAAACACTGTTCATTTGGAGCCGGGTAGCCCATGTCCATCCCATGCAGCGGCCATTACAATAGGATCAACTACAGTATTTGTAAATGGAAAAGGTATTGGAAGAGTAGGTGATGCTATCACAGGTTGTACCTCTGTAGCACAAGGATCACCAGATTTTTTTTCTGGGCCTTGAACCATAAACTGCCCATTTAACTTGTAAAAAACCAATAAAATTGTTATAATATACCATTATTATGGGGTTATAGCAGTTGTTTTCTTCAAAATATCAACGTTATATAAAACTACAACCTTATAAAGGAGGAAAAAAGATGAGACAACATTTGCCTAACATAGCAAAATTTGTATCGATCGTTTTTGGTATGTGGCTTGCTACATACACCTTGGTAGAGGTCACCAAAAACAAATTTGAATCACTCAAGGCCGAGAAGGCCGAGATGGCTGCAATGCATCCAGTAACTGGAGAAGAAAGATCTCGCCAGTTACGTTGCCTAACGCAGAACATTTATTGGGAAGCCGCCAGCGAACCATTTGAAGGAAAAGTTGCTGTGGCTCAAGTAACACTCAATCGCGCTAATAGTAGCCAGTTTCCCAATGACATCTGTGCAGTCGTATATCAGAAAAATGTAATCTACTCAAAAGTAGTTTGCCAGTTTTCTTGGTACTGTGATGGTACTCACAGAGTACGCCCAATTTATCAACCCTTGTACAACGAAAGTGCAGAAGTTGCTAAAAAAGTATTACTGGAAAATTTTAGACTACCCAGTCTCAAAAATGCAATGTATTATCATGCTGACTATGTTCAACCAGGGTGGGGTAAAAAACCCATTGCCAAAATTGGGCGCCATATCTTTTATGGTAGTTAAGCAGGATAGTGTAAATGCCAATTTTAACTTCAACAACAAAATCTAAAACAATGGAAACTTCAAATAAAACTGATTCGAAAAAAATTGATTTTGATCGCGTTAAGCAAAGTGTGGTAGAGTTCTTCTCTACCCACTTTAGCAAAATCTCCGCAGAAACAATGGGATGGT